TCCCTTAATGCTTTACCTTTATCATAAGGTTTACCAGTTGTAAATTGAGGATTATATGTTGGTTGTTTCTTATAGAATACAACAATATCTTCATGTGCCCTCATAGGTTGTTTCTTTGCATTAAGATAACCAGTTGCTTTTGATTTCTCCCATACTAAACAATACTTAAAATCTGTATAGTTAGTTGATATTAACACACTGGTAAATGGTTGTGATGCTGTAGATATAATGGCACAATTTGGTTTACAAATAATATCAACATGTTGCCAAAACTTCTCATAATCAATGATACGATCCCACTGATTACGTCTCTTATTTAATACCCCATAAGGGAAATCTGTCAATAATAGATCAACACTTTGAGGTTCAATATTCCCCAAAGTATCAAACATATCAGAGTGATGCAATGTAATCATTAAACTTCTCTAATTCGTAAAGATCAAGTGGAAACTTCTCTTTATATAATGGTTTCTTACTATTACGTTTCTTATCCTCATTTAATACAAATAGTCTAAAGTTTCTACCTGTATGTTTCTTACAAAATGCTTGATAGTAAGCATAAGTATCTTTTGCTATTGTTAACTGACCACATATAACTACGAAGTCTACAAATTCATCAACTTCAGGAGACTCTGCAATCTCGATGAAATCCATAACAGCACGTTTACAATAACAAGCATCAAGATAGCATTTAGATTCTATTACTGATCTAATAGAACCTTTACCACCTATAACATAGTCTCTAATATGTCTATCAACTTGAACATTTTTCATTACATGACCATCACATTCAACTGTAAGATAGTCATTCTTAAGTGACAATTTATTAGGATACTTTCTTACTACATCATCAATCAACTGTTCAAATACTTCACCTGATGCTGCTGCACCTTTACGAGGTGAAATGTTATGAATACGTTGAAGATCATCGACCCTCGCAGTATAGTTTTCAACAATTGAAGATGGCATGAAGTAATCTTTTAACTTCTAATACTATAAGGGAAAACACCCCACTTGTCAGGATTCAGTAGACGGTTTGTCATCTGGCATAACAAATAGATTTGCTGATAATGTAATTCTTACACTATCACCCTTATTAGGTGATACCAGATGAGGATAATGTGCTGGAAATATTATAACATCACCTTGCTTTGCTTTAGGTGTAATAATTGGTGCTGTTGGTAAATCAAAAGCATCATCTAATCCACTTGCTTTATATTGAGGATACTGACTATTATAGAACTTAAAGTATGGACATTCATCATCTTCTTGTTGATAGAAATATACTAAAGCAAGATTACAAAATGGTACAGAATGACAATGGTGTTCTTGATAATGACCTTTTAAATATTTGTTTGCCCATCCTTCTTGGGGTTTAACTGTAAGATCAATTTTAGGTCTCATTGATTCCATAAATTCATCAACTACTGGTCTCATCATTTCAAGAAATACACTCCAAGGTGCTTCATCGTTATGAGGTGATTGATATGTAGTTAATACATTACAGTTCCATTCATCCCTATTAGAAAAGTTCTTATCGTCTGATAAAAATATACCAAAAGCATCTGTAATTTGCTTCTGATTGTCATCAGGAAGTGTACCTCGATAGTACCAACGAGGTGAAAACATTTCAACAGTCATATTATGATGCTAATTGTAGTTTTTTAATAATTTCTGATAATCTATCCATGACATCTTCATATGCCTCAACAGATAGAATTCGATCTTTTTTTGCTTTAACTTCAAGATCTTGGATATATGATAAGAAAGCATCCTTTATTACCTGCTTTTCGTTATCATCTAGTAGGATACATTCTGGTAATTGGATGTTCATCTTCTTAAGGATGGTAAGTAATCTAATACATGTTGTCTAACTGCCATAAGTTCATTATAGCATTTCTGATTGTGTGCACAACCTCGCAGATGATGGTCTGCTTTGTGCACACTTTCAATATAAAGATCTAATCCCCGATTCCATTTAGCATCAGGTGATTCTTCCTCATGTATTGTGTTCTGGTCTTTCATTAAAGTTGGGTTGTATATTCAATGTCTACTCCATCTAATGAAGCATCATCATATTCGAGATCATCATAATACTCTTCACTCCAAGTTTCACAGTCTACCTTATTATCATCAATGTAACAAGTTACTTGTAAATCTTTCTTTTTTGGGTTCATTGTTCATCCTCCGAATATATTTCATATTTTTTAGACTTTTCGTTAGGTCGGTAAGAATTGCTATAATTACCTTCCCTAAATTCGGAGCGATTAACTCCTCGTTGACGCTTATCCCGAAGTGATTTACCTGGTGAGGAATATCCTCGTTCGGCACCACCCCTTCTAAATGTCTTGCCCATTGTTAGTGTTAGTACAAATAAACGACTATGTAATTTTATATAGTGATTTAATCATCACTACGGTATATTGAATTAGTAGTGTTTGTTACCCTTTTGCGTAGTAATTCCTGACCAGAGTTAGATTTAACTACATTTATTTCTTCTTCAGGTACATCAGGTTGCCTATTGATTACCTTTAGTTCTTGGAAACTAAATCCACATCCTAATAGGAAATCAGCAACATATTCTGTAGTATCATTTAAATATGATGATTCAAACGATTTAGTTGTTGTTGCACCGTCTTCATCTATAGACTGTAAATAAAATGATGGCATTATTCTGCTCAATTACTCAATCAGTATATCACGATTATTATTGGTTGTCTATACCTTGTGACAGTTTAACAATCGCCTCGTTGTTGCAATTCTTGGCATACTTTATGACATTCACTATCTTTTACAACATAATGTAGAAAGATTTGATGATGATAATCCCTGTCACCACCTGGCATTGGTTCTCTCCAATGTTTTAATGTATTACCTTTGTATATAATAGCATCACCATTATTACAATATAATGGTACACCTTCAGCATAAAATGCCCAAGGTTCTTTTAATGTTGTGCTAATTTGTAAACTAACACTAATTTCACATGCTTCCCAATCTGTATGTGGTACTAATTCTTCTCCTGCATGATAGAACCTATCAAAATAATAAGTAGGTACTAATTGATTATATGGTTTAATTAATCTTTGAAGATATGGTACTACTGCCTTATGAAAGTTCCTAAAAGGTGGATAATTATGCCTTGAATGTGCTCCTGGTACTTGTTTTTCTTCACCCCAATCACCTTTAACTCCTCCATGATAATACCATGATGTATGATTCTCTTCATATACATTATCTGGTACATCATCTAATTCTTGAGGATCTGCAACAAAGTTATCAACAATTGCATATCCATGCTTCCAAAAATATTCGTTAAGTTCCATAATAGTTAAAATTGATTAATACTTTATTCTTCTCATCAGTACATGTCATACCAGTATGTTTTGTATTTGAATCAAATATAACCATACGATTAGCAACACATTCTACTTTATTACCATCTTCAAATATGGTACAACCATTGTTAGTATTGATATAAAGAATTGATGTTGTACAATCATTAGTATCAATATGATAACCACCTAATATTTTAGATTCTTTTGTAGAAACATTTAAATTTGCTTTTATCCTAATAAGAGATTGTATCTTAAGTTTAAGAATACAAGAAGATAATAAAGGCATAAAATCGCTATTGATTCCATTGCGAGCACGTTCATAAAAATTGTGAGTAAATTGATATTCATTTGTAACATCAGTATCGTAATTAATAAATGGATTCCAATACCAAGGAAATTCACCTCCCATCATTAAATTCTGTATTGAATTAAAATCTTCTGGTAATAGGAAGTTATCAATTATATTCATAACTCTACTACTAGATTAAGAGGATCATCTTTATTGGTATTATGTTCCTTAAAATAGTTCATTCCATCTTCTGTTATTATATCATAAGCAAGAGAATAACGCTCATCATCTTCTAACTTCTCAACAGAATGAGGTAAACTAGATGGAAACATAACCATCCTACCTTTAGCATTCTGTACACATGCTAACCCCAAATATGGTATATGAAAATCTGTTGTAGTATTATTATCTGTTAGATTAATATTACCACTTAAGAATGAATTCTCATGTATAGCATGAAAATGTCTATCTAATTGCATTCCTTTCTTCATTGGATATACCCATCCTCGTATCCATAAATTCTGCTCTACATATATCCCTAACTTATCACATAATTCTTCATAAGATCTTTTAATTAATTCCTTTAATCGCTGTGCTGTAGGGTATTCCCAAGCGAATACATTATAATGTTCCCATCTATCATTAGCATATACATCTTCATTCTCTTTCACCCAATCAAGTACATCATCAATAATACTATATTCTATTTCATCAAACCACATGTGTACTTGAAACCGTGGAGCAAAATAATTATTAGGATGATCTGATTTCCATTCTTTTAATTCACCCACTGATTCTTCCTCCACAGTTAGGATTAATCTCCAATATTCTTTCTGTTAATGCTTCAGAATATGGACAAGATTCTTGACATATTCTACAAATACTATCAAGATCTTTGAATGCTTCAGGTGTATCTACAAAGTTAGCACACTTTTCCCAATCAACTAAATCAAAGTTCATTGTGCATCCCATAGGACATTTATGCTCACAAGGTGCATCACATCCAAGACAATTACTATAATGAGGTTCACCATCAACAACAACAGCATCCTCAAATTCAGCATTAGTAAAGATTAAATCTATTTTGTAGTTCATTCCAAATCTTTTATGAAATGCTAGTGATGTCTTTGCTAAAGTTGCTGCACCTGATCTTATTGCAAATTGTTTTCTATTAAGAGAATAATCATCATAACCAAAAGTATAACCTTCATTGCTATACCTTAAGTTTAGATAATCAATTACTTGAGGTAAAAACTTATTCTTATATGTGTAATCAAATGCTACTGTACTGAATACATTCCATACAATAATAGATTTACATTTATCTGATAGTTTAAATTGATTATTAAATGACTCTGGTTTACTTGTATTGTAATGGTCTTGTGCCCTTTGCTTTATTAAATCATCAGGTGGTGTTGTTACTGTCAGATCATATATCATGGGAACATCAACTACCATATCAAATGCTACTAATAGATCAGAAGTTCTCATAATTGAATCCAATGATCTTTTCTATCGTCAAATATATCTTCATCATATACTATTTGTGTAATAATATCAAATGCTATTGTTACTCTTACATCATCACCTTGATAAGGATCTGTATAATGTTCCATCCAATTAGGAAATAATGTAATCTTACCTTTACAATTATCTGATGGATATGTTTGTCTAGTATATGGATTTACATAATGTGTTTTAGTATCATAATCATCTAAACATATATGACCACCAAGGTATGTGTATTCACTTGTCCAGTGTTGATGTTGTTTTAACTTTTCACCCTTGCGAAGAACATTTGCCCAACATTGAACATATATTTTATCTTCCCATTTAGTATTATCAAGTGTTGTAATATAATTATCATGTGCTGTTCTAATAATTTCACGCATATAATATGCTTCCTGCCAGTCAAGAAGATTATAGCAATTAGATCGTGATGTCATACTATTAGAACCTAATCCAGTATTCCAATCATGTGTATATGGATTGTTATTAATTACTTCTCGTTCTTTTGATAATATTGTAGATTTAATATCCTTTGGATCTATATGATCTTCATACATATCAAATTTAAAGACGGGAGCAAATATAGTCTTTACGGGTTCATTTTCAAATTGTATAATATTCATAATGTTATAAACTGACTGATAGAATATCTACCCATACCATAGATATCATTTGGCATTACTACTTTAGTGACTTCATGCCACATAATAGCAGGGAATATTACCATAGAATTATTTAAACAAGGAATTTTATATTTATGTTCTAGTATCATATCTCCACCAGTATATGCTTTAGGTTTCTTATGAAACCATGATACTGTACTAATAGCACAACCATCTACATGAGGTTTATAATAATCACCATCTACAAAATAATGTACCTTTGTATTATCATTTGTTGACTTCCTTAAGTATCTAAAGAATGGATGATATTGTTCTACTTCCGTTGTAAATTCTTTTTTAAATATCTTTCTATTAATTCTCATAATATCAGACATATCTCTATCCTGATAACATACATCTAAATGCAATCCCTTCCCATGTTTTAATACATCACCATTACCATAAGCAGTACCAGCACCATCAGGATCTTCTGCATCCTTATATCTATCAAGTTTTAAGAGTTCTCCTAACTCTTTAATGATAAGTTCTTCTTCATCCTTTGTATATAAATCTCTTACCCATATAAAAGGAAGATCATTAACCTTATCAAAAAATATATTGTACATTATCAATCTCCCTCACATTCTCCCATGTAAAAACTAAAGCATGAGAGAAATACATTTCTTTTGGTGTCATATATTTTTCACCATCATCTTCATTTATTTCATAACAGAAGTTATACATGTTACCTGTTCTTAAACATAATGCAGATGTAAACTTACCATTAGATGATACTTGTTTGTCTTCTACCTCTTCTATTGACCCCAAATCTGCCAAAATATTAAACTCTTGTTTGAAAATATCCCATAATGATTCAGTCAACGGTAATGTATTAGATACAATCCATTCCTTATCAATCTTCATAGGAAGATCAACATAGTTAGAGAATGTATACATTTCTCGTGCATTAAGTAGTTGATGAGTTGCCATTAGAAATAGTTTATATTAATGTTTGCTCTAAACTGTGCATTAGTACAATTTGTACTATGATGTTTAATTGTTGGATCAAATAATATCATTCTATTCTCAATAGATTGTATCTCTCTACCATCAATAACTGTAGCACCATCACATGTATTAAGAGAAAATAATGCTGCTGCATGAGGATAATCATAATCAACATGATCCTCGTGATGAACTAATTTATCTGTTCTAGGATACATATTCATCTTTACTCTTACTAGAGCACGACATTGTATGAATTCTAGTAATGGTTCTATACAATGAAACTTATTACTTGTTCTTTTATGTTCAGCAAATATTAAATGTGTAAAATATAAATTCTCTTCATCACGAACACCAGATATATTCTTCTGATGAAACCAAGGAACTGATTGAGAATCTAACAGTTCATCTTGAATCTTTTTAAATAATGGTCTTGCTAAAAAGTTATCAATTACCTTTGTAGTATCAGTCAAAATTACCTCCATAATTATATCTCCAAGAACTCTTTATTGAGTGGTAGAGTAGGATCAGAACCATACCACATTGATATTGTATATCTATCATTCTTAAGTACATTACTAACTGCATGTCTATATTCTAATCCATCAAATAATATTGTTCTACCTGCGATAGGTTGGACATCTACACCATGAACTACAGTATGTCCACCAATATAATTATCATTGAGATATGTAATTGATGCACCAGTAGTTGTTGGTCTTGTTCTATCATAATGATACCCTTTTGCTGCACCAGCAGGATACTTAACAATCTCTACATTCTGTAATACACTAAATCTATCATCAACAGATACTTCAGATTTAATTTCCTTACATAGATCAACAAACTTATAATATATGTCTGGTAAATTTTCTCTACCAATACCAAACTTATCCATACATAATACTCTAGTTTCATCCCAGATATATGTACGCAATATATTAGACTTGAACCATTCAATAAGTTCAGGTGTAAGATCTATTACTGATTGATTCTGTGTTATGTAAATCATTTAAATGGATACCCCAAATGCCACATGACTAATGAGTACCTAGTCCCCCGTGTCACGGGAAGTACTCTATGTAATACGAAGGATGGAAACACAACTAGAGACCCCTTACAGTCGATTTCTGTGCATACCATAGTCTTCTTTTGTTCTACTTGAAACTCTAAATCACCACCTTCAAATTCTTGAGGATCATTTAATAATAGAGTACAAGATAATTTTCTATATTTACCTTCTCTTTGATCTTTATCTGTGTAAGGTTTACTTGCTTGGTCAGGATGCCAATCATAAAATTGCCCTTTATTATATACTGTAAATTGTGCTGATTCTGTATAGTCCCATTCAAAATTCCAACCTGCCTGTTCATTTGCCCTGTTTATTAAAGGACGTATTATATTAAACACCCAAGGATCATTTATCCATGATACATTTGAGTTCCTAGTCTTAAGAACATGCTGCTTATCTTCTTCATTATATTCACCGTCTTCTTTATACTTGTACTTGGATGTCATTCCTAATTGAGGAATTTTACCCTTTCCAATACTAATAATACGATCACATACTTCAGGTTTAATGATACCCTTGAAGTACCAATAAGAATAATCTAGTATCATTTAACCCCCATTAAATTCTGTATAATCAAATCCTTCTAAAGTATAAGTGTACCACCCTGTAGTTATATACTTAACTTGAGTTGGAGATGTAACACCACGATGAACATGTGTCCAATCACAGGGCCAAATGACAGTTAATCCTTTCACTGGTTGTAACTTTAATCGTTGATGATACCATTCAGTTTCTCCACCATCAGTGACAGTATTTAAGTAAGTCATAAACACTAGATGACGTAAAGAATTTAGATTCTTTGGAGAACTTCTTTCCATGTGCCAAGCAAAGAATCCTTCACTTGGTTCATATTTTTGTATGTTAAAGGTTGTATTCAACCCCCACATATTATGACTTTTAGAAGACCATTCAAATTTTTCAGTATAATTATCGCATACTTTTCCTAATTCTGCAAGATATGTTTGTACTCTAGGATCTTTTGTTCTTGGTACAACAGTAAGATCAGTAGATCTTTTAAACTCTGGATCTACACCACGACCTGTTTGTCCTGCTGTTTTGTCAGGAGACTCTTCAAAGTAGGATATTAAATCATCACACACTGATTCATTAATATACCAACCAGCAATAAATTCAGTTGATGGTATTATACATTGCCTCATAATATCATATTAAATGAGATTACAATTTTCTCTTCACCGATTTGTGATTCAGTACCATGTTGTAAATCAGCAGGAAATAATAATAGAGATCCTGGTACACAACTATACTCTGCGTAATTATAATTATACTCATTCCATACTTCTGGATCTGGAAGCATTGATGGAGTGTTAAAGAACTTAATCTTATCATCCATAGAAGATTTCACATAATATGCACCAGAACATACAGAATACCCATGCATATGAGGAAAAATATAATCTCCTTTGTAACTAATATTTGCCCAACAATTACTAAATCTTAAAGTATCAGTCTTTGTATATCCAATTTTCTCCAAAAAATAACGAGATTCCTCATAGAAGACTTGACGTAGACCTTCTAATTGAGCAACCTCGAAAATATTTTTACTTGTTTTATGTGACGAATCTACATTTAATGTAGGAGTTCTAACAGAACCTACCCTAGCAAGTCCCTCTTTAATTTCTTGTTCATAAGTTTCCAATCTATCATTAAAAATATTAGGACGAAAATATACCGCCCTTGGAAACCAAGAATGAATTACACTTTCCATAACAAAATCTATACAGTAATATTATATCACTGTTTTACCCATTTTGCACTAACTGTGTCGTAAGCGTAAGTTAAAGTTTTCTTTTCTGTCCTATCACCATTGACATATGTCTTGGTAGTATCATCCCAATCCCAGTCTTGAATAACAGTTAGTTTCTCATTTTGAGTTGAATAGTCAGAATTATCTGTAAATTCTAAAGGATTACCAGCATTATCTGAAGTTTGTCTGCCCCAGAAA